CTGAGATACCTTTATACTTCGAAAGTTGACTTATGGTTAATCCTAATGCCAAAAGACAAACTACTGACTGCTCTATTTCACTGAAATTACCTAATAGTACCCTAAACTTATCAGATGGTGGATTCTTAAAAACAACCCACAATAACTCCTGTAGCTGTGAATCAGCATCAAACTCTTTAGTTAATTTATCTAGGTGAGAGGAAAGTGCGGTTTCTTCGTTACCACTTAAGTAGTACATCCAAAGATCCTGACGCCGATCTTCATCTTTAGTCAGGCAATTTATAAGTTGGTTGACTTTGTCCGTCGGGCTCACTTTCAACTCCAATGCTATCAACATATACATCGAAGTCAACAAGATCGATTTTTGTAGACCAACTCGGTCCACAAAAATCCTTCACGAACTTATTCAGCATGCCTTGAAAATTTAAAGTACCCTCTCTTTTTAGAAAGCGCTTGAATCTCCACATGCCAAACAGCGATGTAGAGGTGGCCAGCTTGTTGTACTTACTAATCTTGTTAAGTGTTTTCTTCGTAAAGTAAACAGTATACTCCACACACTTTTCTTCGATTTTAAGTGCTACTTCAACCGCTTGCACATCAGGATGAACTATGGACCCATAAAAAAATAACTGATCTTTTACAGTATCAGTGATGAGGCCGTTGTTTAACAACCACCTTTGCTGATCTAACTGCTGTGATAGTTTTTCTATATCCATTACTTCTCCCAAGGTGAAAGCCACCTTACACTTATTATATCAGGTTCAACTCTTGCTTATCAGTCTAGACTCGTTTAAGACGTCTTTAGCACGAGCAATAAGTTCTTCCTTATCGATGGAGCCGTTATACACTTTAACTATGAACTCTGATACAATATGCTCCATCGACTTCGCTTCTATAGCGACTTTCTTTTTTTCACTGTCAGTAAACTTTGTTTTTACCTTGACATCAACTCCATCAATTGCTTTTAAGTATTCTTCAGAACCAAGATATCCAACTATCTCTGCCTTAGGACCTTCGAGTTCTATAACCCAGTGATCTCTGCTTCCAGACACCTCTTGTTGTACTAATGCATGAACTATTTGTAACGAGGTTTGTGGAGATACCACGACATGAAGTCTTCGCCACGTTGGGAGTGGAGTTTCAATAAAGGTCTCTTTGTACGTATCCACGTCAAAGATGGTGATTCCTTTGACTTGATCAACGTCTGCAGCAGACTGACTAAATGGAGAGCCGACATAAAGTACATCGCATCGTGCCTCGTCGCCCACCAATCGCTGTCTTGTATGGATGTGCCCTGAGATGACAATTTCGCAAGTAACAAGGCATCCCTGATCGACACCTTCCTTAGTTCTGATGGGGCCATAATCCACTCCAATAAATGTTTGATGTGCCACTACCACCGGAAGTGTTTTCCTTGGAAAGTTAACTTGATCGTACTGATAAGGTACGAACGTCATACCAAACATATCTGTTGGCGAATCTATGATGTGAAAGCCATCTATCTTGCCTTTGAACGGCAAGAGGGCATGATACTTAGAATCATTGGGCTTATACATGTCGTGATTGCCAAGAAGGTAAACATACGGTATACCTAGACTAAGGACGTAGTATACGTGCTTCATGTACTCGTTCATCACCTCAGAGCGAAGAACAGCGTGAGTGTCAAAAGTATCGCCCAAATTAACAACGATATCCGGTCTCTCTTTGGTAATAAGCTCATCCAACCATCCTAGGAAACGCGTTGCCAGATCAAACCTGTTTATCTTAAGATGCGGATCTCCAATAAATAAAACGCGTGCCATTACAGAGTGCCTAAAATAATCTCTTTAATCTTATCTATCGAAATTGGTCGAAAATTATTTACATCTACTCCCACATTTATCATCTTATTAATTTTAAACCACTTTTCGTGGACGTGGCCACATAGAAGCCATCTACCATCGTCCTTAGGTCGCCACTTAGCATACTTATCATCTCCAGGTCCTACAAGGACATAAGGATGATGGCATAAATTAACTACCGCAACCCCAGGAATATCTAACGTGGTCTGCTCAGGAAGCACTTTCCATCCGCAAGATTCATACTTAGCGATCCACTTATCTCTATTTTCTTTGTTGCGACTTTTCTTATGATATGAATGACAGAAATCATGATTACCAGGAATGAGGTACTTAACCCCATTGAGGCGACGGGTGTATATTTCCACTGGCCTCATAGCTAAACTGAAGTCCCCAAGGCAGTAAACAATATCGTCTGGCTTAACTGTATCGTTCCAGTTCTTGATCATCATCTCGTTCATGTTTTCAACTGAACTAAAAGGACGACTGCAGAACCTTATAACATTGGCATGCCAAAAGTGAAGATCCGAAGTGAAATATATCATTTAGTTATCCGAATCTAAGTCCACTAGATCACTATCATCTATTACAACGCCACTTGCGTCAAGATGGACCGCATTATCCTTATAATAGTCATAGCAGGCTTGCATGAGCTCGTCTTGAACCTTCTTAGAGGCAACAACATACTGCTTCATGTTGTCCTCACCCTTGATAGGATCATGGTTGCCAAACTGCCACATCGTGGTGTTCTGCTTGTTTGTAGCTGCACTGACAGGATGAAAAATCACGCCCAATGATTTAGCGAGTTCGAAAATCTCTATGCCAGTATCAATGATACCGTTATCGTAGTGATACGTAAATTGTGCCATGCGGGCAGGAATACCTAGGCGATTCTTCTTAACCTTAATACGAACCTTATGACCAGTCTGCTGAGCAGCACCAGTTATCGTCTCGCCTGACTCAATAACCCCGTTCTTGGTATCCAGTTTTACAATCTCGAGCATCAAGTCTGCAGCGTGCTTTAACGCACGACCTTCAGTAATGACATATGGATTCCTAAGTGCCTTCATCGCATCGATTTCCATAGTGACCTGCTGAATAAAGAAGGTCAAAAGATTGTACTCTGCGATGACAGGAATGATAAGCTTGAGAGCAGACGGAAGATAGCTAGCCCCAGTACCACCCATCTTCTGATCTGTGGTCTGCTTCATGTTGGTCTCTTTAGGATATCGAATTGACTTGATAGAGTCTATAACTAACCCCTTAATCGGAGCTCCTTCTTGTAGGAGCTCAAGCATCTCGCCACCGATGTAGTCAAAGATCTTCAGGGGATCGTTTGACTTGCGAACTATCAAACGATTCGCATCACCACCAATCTTCTCAAAGAGAACTAGGTTGAAAGAATATTCTGCGTCAAACCACACAAAGATGGCATCAGGATCCTTCTTCTGCTCATCTGCTATAGCCATCATCGCCAGGAGACTCTTGCCGCACTGTTCCGGACCATAAAGAACAGATACCTTACCAGGCTGAAAACCACCGATATGCGTTGCCCAGTTTAGTGATGGAGAACGAGTTGGGCACGGTGGCAGAGTCTTATTTTTTAACTCCGCCGCTATCATACCAAAGTCACTTGTCATTCTGCTAAGCCATTTACTCATTTACTTCATCCTCATAACTTTCAAAGCCTTGTTCATCACAAAACTTATCGAAAGCCGCTTGCTGCTTTTTAGATAGCTTTTTAAGATGTTTAACTTCCACGCCGAAATGATTCAGTAGACAATCCATGTACTCACCGCGATAGTTTCCGTCGTCACCACTAATTCCCGTGATTACCTGATCGCCTTCAAAAAAGAACTCCGCACTCATATCTTCGCGATAATAGACATGCATGGTTTTTGGTTGCTTCTTAGGCATACATCACTCCCACGACATTGTAAATAACATGTTTTCCAACTTTTGGCGAGCGCAGTGCCTTCGGCCATGCATTGGTAGCAGCAGTAACCGCCTCAAAGTTTTTATTGAAACGATTTGGCCTAAATAAGACATCAACGGTCTTTCGTTTAAGCTGTATTGTCACGATGATAATACTATCATCACGCAGCAAAGAGCGAGGTACATCGTCCCCAATACAGTTATCATCAAACTGCGTTAATCGCAACGTTATCTTCCCATTATCATCTTTAGATGAAGATGTAAATTTTGTATCCATATTACATACCCTCGTACGGAGTTAAATTTTGATCGCCATATGCGATCTTCTTCAGATCGTCATGTGCCTGCCTCAATTGAGATCCCTTACTTCTAAGCAGAGAAACAAGAGCTTCTGTACCAGCCTTTATATCTTTCGCAACCACAACATCAGGATCAATGTTAACGTATTGTTTTCTAGCCTCACTAGTATCTTTTATACTGTTCTTTTCCAGATACTCTCGAGCCTTCTCAAGATAGGCAACAGACTCGACATAATCGAGTTTTGCCTTAGCTTTGGAATCGGCCTGTATTGCTTTTGCCAGTAGATTAGCTGCCACGTCTTGACCAATAATGTAATCTTGAAGATATCGAGGAGCCATCATCTTGTTTATAGATGATAGCTCCTCGATCTTTTTTACATAGTGAGCAAGACTAGTGATATCTACCTTTTGGGTAATCTCACTCATTTGTCACCTTAAGAGTTTAGGATTTCATCTGCTTCGCGCATGAAGTCGTCATCATCAGACACTGCTTCGGTTTTGACCGGAACTTTTACAGCAGGTTTTACTGTAGGTGCTGGAGTAGCTTCATCGTCATCATCGCTCAACTTAAGAGCAACCTTCGCAGCAGGTGGCTTTGTTGCCTTTGCCGCAGGTGCGCTCTTCGGCGTTGCCGCCTTCTCTAAAGCTTGAACTAAAGGAAGAAGCGACGGTTCAACGCTGAGATCGGCATCCGGACACAACTCGATGATACCAGGCATATTGGCCGCGAGAATCTGCTCAAGATCCTCGTAAGTTTTTATCTGGTAAATAGCAGAAAGATCATAGGCCAAGTTGTCGTAGTTTTCTACAACAGAGTCCGGAAGAGGAGAACGATCATCTACGAAAGAGACCTTTCCACTAGCGTCCTTAACTTTTGCTTGAACTTTCTCTACATTGTACTTCGTATCCCGGAATTTGCCGGTGGCATTGGAACGGACAACATCGAACCACACGCCAGAATCATCATCGGCGCTGTTAAGCGACGTAGGATCCTGATTATAATCTTGGATATACTGGTTCATCTTCGCCTTCATGTCTTGATGAGCGGTAGACTTCAATTCAAGAAGACCTACTTCACCAGATTTGTCTGCGGCATTGTAGATGTACACAGTCTTAGGAATAAGACTGCCGATGAGCTCTTGAACACCGTGAAGACGAGCCTTCACCTCTTCTTCAGAGGTACCAGCCGCCTTAAGTTCTACAGCCATAGTTTCAGCGCGACCCTTCAACGAGTTCACGAACTCCATAACTGGACAATGCTTCTCAAATGTCATTGAAGAAGCAAATGGACGAGCGCGACCACTTTCAGGGTCAATTAAGCCCCAAATGATCTGGTACTTGCGATAAGGATAGCCGTTTGAGTTTTCACCGAATGGAGGAAGGACACGATAGACGTTATGTCCGTCTTTCACCTTATGTCTTTTCCATTCTTTGCGGGATTTGAGAGAATCGAGGTTCAACTTAATTTTGGGGTTTGTCATTTTATCTCCATAGGATATATTAAAGGCCATTATTGGCGTGAATCTATTATACCACGTTTATTCTTCTTCCGGGTGGGAGTACAC